CTGCTATTGCTGGGATAGCTGCCATACCTGCTATTGCTATTAAACCTAAACCTGCTCCAATAGACATTAAAGCACCACCTAATAAAAATAATGCAGGTATTGATGTTACTAATGATAATAGTTGAGGAACCATTGTAGCAAATCCCTCAGCTGCGAGTGAAATACCTTTTCCTAACATTAATGCTCCTGCTCCTACTAAAGCAAATGCAGCTCCTAAACCTATAGCCATTCCAACAAATGCAACTAATCCCAATAATCCTACACCTGTTGACATGGCTGTTCCAAATGCTACTAACGCTGGAGTTAAAACTCCAAAACCTGCAGCTGCCGCAAACGATGCTGCCCCAAATAATGCTAAACCTACAGCTCCAGGGATCATTAATATACTAGCAACTGCTAATGCACCAAAGTTTACAATCCCCCTTAAAACGGGACCTTTACCAAATGAACGCATACCTGCTGCCAAAGCTTGCATATTCTGTTTTATTACTATTCCTGGTAATAATGAAAACGGGAATAAAAATGCTAAAGAAGGTATTGCTGCTACTCCTGCTATAGCAAAAGCACCTAAATTAACAACACCTTTTAAAACTGGTCCTGTACCCATGGCACGTAAACCACCAGCTAGACCTTTCATATTTTCTTTAGTTTTCTTGCCCCCTCCTGCTTTCATTTTTTTACCTAAATCACCTGCTTTATCGGTACCTTTAGGCATTAAAGTTTCTTTAATTTTACTAGTACCCTTTAAGGTAATCATCTGTTTTATCCCTTTATATAAACCTCCAGCATTTTTCATTGCAGTTTTAAACCCACCAGCTAAATTCATTACCCCCTTTGTAAGTGTTGGGATTTTAGCTAGTAAGGCAACTCCCATTACGCTATAGATAACAACACTATTTGATAATATATCAGCAAAGAATCCTACTACAGGAGCTAATGCTTGTTGTAATTTAGCAATTGCAGCAGCAAATTTTTCTTGTGCATCTACTCGTTTCATATCTTCAAGAGCTACTTTTTGGGCATCTGATAAACCCTTTGTACTCATATCTAAAGATAAACCTTGTTGGATAAGCATATCTGCTAATTGATCCCTACTCATACCAATCGCTTCAGCTTGGGATTCTTGCTGGATACGATTCATTTTGCTAAATTTAGCTTGGGTAATGCCTTGATTAGCTAATTCTTTTGATAACCCTGCAAGGTCATTATCTAATGCTAGTTGTCGTGCTTTTTCTAAATTAAGACTTTGACCTGTTAATAATTCAGCTTCCATTTCGGCCGCAATTGAAGTTTCAAATTGTAGTAATTTACTTGCAATTTGATCAACACCATTTAAATCCATCCCTAAAGCTCTAGCAGATGCCGCGGCTTCTCCTAATTTTTCAGGATACATTGCATAACTAACAGCAATAGCTGAAGAAACATTAGCTACATCTCGCAGTACCTGACCATGTGCTATAGCTGTTTTATTTTGTCTATTTGCAGAATTAATACCCTCTACAATAGATTTATTTTGGGATTCAATGTTACCGCCATTTAACTTAGAAAAAGCTGCTAATTTAGCTGCTTCTTTTCCAGCTAATCCCATTTCTTTTTTCATGGAAGCAATTTCTGTAGTGTCTTCCATGTCAAATGCTGCTGCGGCATTTATACCAAATTCTTTAGTTACATCACTAGCAGCTGCAATTAATTCAGCAGATGTAATTAAACCACTATTAAACAGAGCTAATGATGTAGACATCGTATTCATGTCTTGACCTGTTTGTTGTTGGAAATCTGTTGCGGCTTTATCTACTTTATTAAAGCCTAATACCATATTGGTAAGTAATACAGTAGGGGAAAGTAAGTTATTTCCTAATTGATTAAATGCTTCTCCAACTCCAGCAGCGGCAACTCGAAGTTTACCAAAACCCTTTTCCATTTCAACAACTTCATCAGCTGTTTCTTGCATTTTATTTTGGACTTCATCAAGACCAAAAGCTTTACCAAAATTCCCTGCTATAGAGTTTATACCCTTTAAGAGTTCACCTGATGTACCTAATAGTTTGTTTGCTTTTTTTCGTTTAGCAACTTCTTCAGTAACTAGTCGATTAGTTTCATTTTCAATTTTAAAACCTTCTTTTCTAGCTCTTAATAAAGCTGCTTCTTCATCATTAATTATTCCTTGTTCAAGGCGGCGTTGAATAGCATTTTCAAGTTGACCAGCACCAAGAGTAGCTAAAGAATTATCTATAGCTAATTTTTCAGCAGCTCTTTTAATTTCTTCATTTTGTTCAGTAGCTTTAGTTACAAGATTATCTAATTGTTTATCTGTAAGTCGTACTGAACCTTCTTCTTGTGATTGGAGTTTTTGTGCTATACTTCCAAGAGAAGTATATGCTTTTCTAGCATCTGCTAATCTATTTATTTTTTTACCTAATTCTCCATTAATACTTTCTAAAGTATCTCTAAGATCACCAAATTTAGATTTAGTTTTATCAAGTTCTTTATTAATATTTTTCTGGTTTTCTAAACCTTCTTTACCAGTCATGGGGTGTTTTAGTTATAAATATAGGAAGGCATCATTTCTTTGATGCCTTCGCTGTATATGTTGGAGATTTTTTTGCTGTTTTTAGATGTTGAGGGGCTTCAACTTTACCCTCAGAATTTATAACAGTATTTCCTGTTGAGGTTTTACCCTGTGCTTTTTTTACTTCTGCTGCTTCTTTATCGTAATGTTCTTTCATTTTTTTAAATGTAAAATTACGAAGCCAAATAGGCATGTTATATACGGTATGCCAATCATACCCTCCATTTCCATGAAACACTATCTCATGGATCTGGGCGAATAATGAAATTCTATAGGTTTGCGTCAGGCCAAAAAAAGTTAACAGTAATTGGAATCTCAACGTCCTCCTCACCGTCACTTAATTCCACTGTTGTTAATAAATCTACGTCTGGTTGGTGTGAAGTAATATGTTTTCTAAATGCTCTAGCATCCATCGCTAAGAAGTATGTGTCTACAAATTCACGTACTGTTTTACGTTCAGAATCTCCATTTACAGAAAGAATCATTTGTTTCATACGAGTAGAAATCATTGGATCTGCTTTTTTATTAATTTTTTTCAGACCTTTAATTTCAGCTTCTATTGCCATCTCATCTTTATGAGATAATAATTTATATGTAATTTCTGTACCTGAATTAGGCAATGTGTATTGGAATTCATTTACTCCTTTAGTAATAGAATTTTCATCAAATTCCTTATTTTCTAAAGTACTTAAATCAACTTCTACTTCTTCTCCCTTATATTCAAATTTATAATCTTTACCATATCCTAAGACACGAGCTGCAATCATAACTGCATTTTTATCTCCTACAATAAGGTCATTGTAATTGCATTTTGTTACAATTAATGCTTTTAACAATTTATCTAAAACTGTTCCATTTTGAATATATGATTGGTTTGAAAGAATATCTTCTTCCTTTGCAGTCATATATTTCATCTCAATCTTACCACTTGATAGGGGATTGTCTTCGGGATAAATTAACCCTTTAGAGGGCAATTCAATTGTTTCGGTTGGAAACTTAAAACTTTCTTCACTCATAATTTTTATTTGTTATAACTTTAATACGTGTATACATACTAACGATACAAAAGAGCTTGACATAAGCCAAGCTCTCTTTAAAAATATTTAACAGTTTTTTTAGAAATTTAATACTGCGTAATCTATAGATAAATTTAAATTAACAGTTTGGGCTTGAGCATCTGTATCCCAATTATATCCATCAAATGTTGCTTCTAATATAAATGCACCTTTTAATACCCATTCAGAAACTACATCACCAACAGGACCTAATACATTTACAGTGATATCTTTTTTATAGAAATCACTATAACCATCTCTACCTGTTACTGATTCGTGGTGTAATCTTACCCACTCCATTACTGCTTGAGCTCCAGAGGGTGTAATTGGATCGTAAAGTTTCATTGATACGTCTGCCCATTTAGATTTACCTTTAACTTTACGTTCTACATTGATGTGGTTTAAGGTAACTTTTTCTTGGGTGATTTTCACTTCTCCAAACTCTTTAATCATATACGATGGGATTCCATCTACATACATGATAAACCTATTTGCTTGTTTTGGTTCAAATGCTGTGAAAAATATTTCGTTTGGATCTAATACTGCCATTTTATTTTTTTTTATTTTTTTTATTCAATTATAAATATTATACCTTTAAACTCTTACGCTGGGAAAGTTGCTCCAGTTGGAAGAACATTAAAATCTAAGTAAATGAATTCAGCTGTTTTAGTTGGTTGTAAATAAATAGCACCTACTAATTGGTTTCTATCAATAACATCTGGTGTATTGTTAGTAGAATCCATTACTACCTTAAAGGCATATAAACCTTGTCTTTGTTGTACTGATTCCAAATATGGATTTACTTGACTTAAGAATTGATTTCTTGTAGCTGCTGTGTTTTGTTCAAATACTAAGTTATCAGAAATTTGAGAAATATAAGATTTAAGAGCAATTAATAATCTTCTAACATTTACTCTATCTAAAGCACTTGCTTGTGTTTGTAGTGTTTTTTGCCCAAACACTGTAACACCTTGTCCTGGGAAAGTTGCTAATGGATTTACTTTATTAGTGTATAAAGTATCTCTATTAGTTTGAGTTAATTTTCTTTCTGCTTGTCTTACTACTCCTAATCCACCTCGGTTAATACCTGCTGGTGCAAACCATGGTTCACTTACTCTATCAGTAAATGCGTAAACTCCCGGAATTAAAGTTGATGCTGGGACCCATTCTAATTTATCTGTATTTGGATCAATCATTTGAACCCAAGGCCAATATGAAGCAGCATATGAAGTATCTAAACTAGCAGCTGTGGTAGATGTTGCTGTTATAGATGAACCATAATTTTCAAGATCCATTACTATAATTGCATCCCCTCTATTTTCAATATTAGCAATTAGCGTATTTAATGGGGTTTTGTGAGTTGCATTCGCATATATTAATCCTGGGGCTGTGATTATGTTATAAACGTATTCATCCGCGTTTGCTAATAAATTAATAGCATCTGTATAATCAGAAGCTGCGAGACCTTGCGTATCTCCATTATTAATATTTTGGAAGAAATTATCTCCTGTTCCTGTAATATTACCATCAGCATTTCCAAATGAACCACTTTGGGCTACTGGAATTGAAGCAGTATATGCTGTATTTACAGCTCCATTATTATCAAAATAATCAGGTGTTTTTACATTTACTGATTTTAGTCTTATATATCTTGAAGTATTGGCAAAAGATCCTGTTGTTTGTAAATATGGATCAGATGAACCAGCTCCTAATAAATTAGTTGTTGTGTCACCAATTATTCTAGCAATATAATTAGATGATTTTGGATCTAAAGAAACATTAGTAAATGATTCTAATACTGATTTATTTTTTGTTGTATCATTACCTTGTCTAATAACTAAAGTAAATACACCTCTTGCAGTGTTTGGTGATGTAATTTCCCATCTTAAGTTATTTGATGTTCCATCTGCTAATACACCGCCTGCTGATTCAGCAGATGTGCTATTCATTATAGTACCTTCAGCTAAAGTTTCTAACACAAAGATATCTTCTGTTTCTTGAATATTTCCAGCTGCTAAAGTAAGTATTAAATCTGTACCTGTACCTCCAGTAGCTCCTAATGAAGCTGATGGGATTGTGATTGTTTCACCTGAAACATATCCTGATCCTGTAGAAGTAACTGTTATTGAAGATAATGTTGTATCATTTGATAATACAAATGTAAATACAGCACCTGTACCCGATAAACTTGCTGTTCCTGTAACTCCAGCAACTGTACCAGTTCCACCATCAGCATCAAACGAATTTGTTGTGAATGTTTCAACACCACTAACTAAACCAGTATTACCTTCTACCATAGAAGAAGTTGCAGGACTAAATGATCCTGATGCTACTCTAGTTACAATTAATGATGTACCTCCATTTTGAAAGTAATTGTAAGCTGAAATTGATGTTAAAAAGCTATATTGATCAGAAGCGCTAGAAAAAGTTGCTCCAAAATTAGCTAAGTACTCACTATAAGTTGTTACTAAAGTTGGAATATTCACTTTACCTAGTACCGTAGGACCTATTAAAGCAGCTCCTGCTTGTACGGGTTGTGATGTAATTTGAGATTGATCATTTTCTCTTGCTAATACACCTGGTGATAATAATGTTTCTGCCATTTTATGATTGTTTTATGATAAATATATTAAAGTTCCTCAAAATTTATTCGGTTGGTAAAAACTCACCAGATTCTAAAGAAATGGATCCTTTTCCATACTTTTCTTCTAGTTCTTTAGCTATAGACATTTCTTGTTGTTGGATTTCAATAAATTGTTGTTTTAAATTATTCTTTGAAAATTCTAAATTCATTATTTGAATTTCTGTTTCTCCTAAAACAAGTGTTAATTGTTGAAAACGAGATTTTAAATCTTTTAAATTTTTAATTTCTTCTTCAGTTAAAACTTTTTTTTCCATTTTGTTTATAAATATTAAGTTATTTGTTAAAAAATTATTTTATTAATAATACATTATTTGGTAATGGAATTCTAAAGTTGCGTTACCAGCACCACCACTAGCATCCATAAATTCTAATACCCCAGTTAAAGGATCTAAAACAACTGTAACTTGGGGGGCTACTGAAGAAATAGATGCTGAATCTCCCATACCTGTAAAAATGAAAGCATTTGAACCAAGTGTTTTTCCTACTAATTCACTACCACCACCAGCAGTATTAGAAAATTCTGTAATGGTTTGTGATCCTGCTGATAATATTGCAGTTCCAATTATTAATTTAAAAGATTTAATAGTTGAGGTTCCGTTATTAATTGAAACTGATCCTGATATTTCAGATACAGAGCCACTAAAATTAGTTGCATATACTGTATCTAAATTTTTAGTAGGTGAACCTATATCATAGGAATCATCTGCTATTGGTGTGAAGTCTCCAGTATTACCTATTTCCCAACGGTCAGTTCCATCTGTTTCAAAAGAAATAGTTCCATTTACTCCTGTATCTGTAACTGTAACATTTGAGTTTAATTGGGAAATAGAATTGCTACTACCTGCCCCTCCAGCAGTTGTTTGAGAAGTTCCATCTGCAAAATCAATTTGAGAAGCTGAAATTGCTGAAGCTGATATTTCTGAAAATATCCCATTGCCTGAAGAACTTATATTACCTGATGCAGATATCTCTAAAAATATACCATTACCTGAAGCACTTATATTTCCCGATGCTGTTATGTTGGTAAAAGTTTGTAAAGAACTTGAATAGTAACCTCCGTTTAAAGCTGCTATTGCTGTAGTTGATAAAGAACCAGAAATGTCTGAAGATATTTGGTTTGAACTACTAACCATACCATTAAATACATTAGCATATATAGTTCCACTTGAACTTATAGTACCTGATGCTGTGAGATTACCATCAATATCAACACTACCTGTTGTATCTAAGGATCCTGAAATTTTGATTGTATAATCATCAATACCTGTAAATGCATCTACAGATTGTGACACATTCCAAGCTTCTACAGGTTGCCCTGTAACAATATTTGATTTATCTAAAAGTTTTGCCATTATATTTTTGTTATAAATATCAAGAAAGTTTTATTCTTTCAATAGATTTAATTATTAATTCAGGGGTGATGGTTTTAGTACACTCAAACTGTTTATCTGTATTTTTATTTTTAGGGCACCATTCCCAATCACTAGGGTCTAATTTTTCTTTATTATAACAGCTATTGCAAATATTAAGATCAGGTGTAAATATTCTTTCACAGTCTTCAAATTCACTAAAAGGGGCACTAAATCCTGATATTAGTATGGTTTTTTTATTTAATGCCCAATTTAACCAACTTAAACCACTACCTATACCTATAAAAAATTCAGCATTCATCATATCATTAGCCCTTTCAGCTAAAGAATAATCTCCAGTTTTATCAATTACCCCTGTTAATGTGCCTCCTAATTTAGAATCATGCCATTCATCTCCTAAAGGTTCTTTAGTGATCATTACAACTTTATAACCTTCATTATTTAAATAATCAATTATAACTTGCCAACCTCCGGGGTAATTCCAATACTTAGCATGCGCTGAACCGTGTGGAGCTATTATTACATATTTTTCTTCAATAGCAGAGCCTGTGTTTTTGAATGTAAGTTTTGGTTTTAATTCATTATAATCTACCCCCAAAACATCAGCACTACATTCTTGCAAACTATATTTTCTAAAATCACTAGGATTAGCTTCATAATTTATAGTATTATCCTCATTATAATGCCATCCAATTTCATACATAGCATATAAATTGAATACTTCAGTTCCTGGTTTGATAAATGTAATATTGGGATAATTTTCTTCAAACCATTCATTATAAAATGTAGATACAATTAATTCACAATCATGTTTTTTTCTAAACTCTTCAGCATATGGAAACCATGCTAAAGTATCACCTATAGCCTTTGAAGCAAAATGTATATAAACTTTTTTATCTTTTGCATTATAAGAATGTTCATATATTATTTTTCCACTATCTACATCTTTAATTTTTATCAAGTAATTTATAAAATATCTTTTTGTACATTTGGTCCACATATTATTTGTAATTGTGGTTTCATATATTACTTTTCCATTATCTTGATTAATAAATTGAATGTTAAAGTTTCCTTCTTTTTCACCTAAAATTTCTAGAGTAGAACCATTAATAAAATTTAATTTAAACACATAATCTCCAGTTTTGGATTTAATATTAGTTTTTTTTAAATTATTGTATTCTTGAATTAGTACTTCTTTCATAAAAACTGATTGTATATTTTGATAATTTCTTTACTTTGTTCATACCAAGATA